GAAAAACCTCATGCGTAGTCCTTACAAGGCGCTGGTGAGTTTTACCGAAGGTCTTGCCAAGCGGGCCAAACATATGGATGGTAGCAAGTGTTTCATTGTTAGCTGTATTCATCGTTCTACTCCTGTCAGATACCGTTAAATGTTGCCAGCCGCTGTTTGTGGCTGTCGCTCATGTCGAAAGCAAAATCCTCGTGCTCAGCCTGGAAGGTTCCAAACGCCATTAGCGCGGATACCGCCGGGTCTATCTTGTTAGAGGATTTCTTCTTGTTGGGCTTAATGTTGGCGTTGGCGTCAGACTCCATCACCACGTTACCAATCGCCCAGGCAAGAACCGGATCGCCACGGTGGCGAACCACTCTGCGATTAACGAACACCTCAAAGGATTTCGCTACCGGACTGAATTTGAGATAGGTTTGCGGGAACGGCTCCACATCAAGCCCCGCCCCCTGTAGCTGGGTGCGCAGGTGCGTGGCGTTCCACGTATCGAAACCCACCAGCCGGATACTGAATGTTTCAGCGTCGCGCAGAATATCGTCACGGATGCGGTCATAGTCGATACAGTCGCCGGGTGTGGTGCGTATCCAGCCCGCTTTTACCCACTGGCGATAAATGGCGCGGTTTTTGTTGGCGACGTTAAGCAGCTGCGCTTCCGGCAAATAATGACGGGTAAGGAGTCTGATCTCCCTGTCGAACGGGAACGCATAGCTTACGCTGGTGATGTCGCTGGTAGAGGACAGGTCAAACCCGGCATAACACTCCATTCCGGCCAGATCGCCTTCGTTATAGTCGAGCGCACAGGCATCCCATGCACCGGTGCCCATCCACGGCGTGGAGCCCTGACACCAGATATTGAAACGTTTGGTCAGCATTTCCACCCACTGCGACGGTATGCCCCGCGCTTTCTGGATGGTGGACTCCAGTTTCGCCGCGTCAACGGACACATGCAGGTTAGGGTTAGCCTTAATCCACATTTCAGGCTTCTCAACCTCGCTTTCGTCGTCCAGTTCGTAGATCAGGACAAAAAGCGAATCGTTGCTCTCTTCCCCGGCCAGAATCTGGCAGCAGTAGTCATAATGCTGTTTACAGGCTGAGACAACGTTACTCCCGGCAGTCGTGATAGCGAACAAAATAGCCTCAGGGCGAGCGCCCATACCCAGCTCAAGCGCGGAATAAACGCCGTTATCCGGGTGAAGGTGGTACTCATCGACAATCGCCAGACTGGGGTTAGTCCCCTCAATGGTGGCCGCTTTCGCCGCCAGCGGCTTTAGCAGGCTGTTGCTCTTCGGGTAAATGACCTTATGCGCCTGGATATTGACGCGCTTTTTCAGCGGTTTTGACAGCAGGCACATCTGGCGGGCATCGTCGAATACGATTCGGGCCTGATCACGACTCACCGCCGCCGTGTAGATATCCTGCTGGCCCTTCTCCATCACCAGAAACCAGTTAGCCAGCATGGCGGCCACGGTTGATTTGGCGTTCTTACGCGGCACCTCAATAAATGCGCTGCTGTACTTCCGGCGCCCTGACTCGCTGTTCTTAAAGCCCAGCAGATTAGCAAAGGCGAACTGTTGCCACGGCTCCAGCTCTATAGGCTGGCTGCGCAGCGGGCCTTTGACGTGTGGACAGAGCCGGGAGAAAGCAATAAACCGCTCCACGGTCGCCGTATCGAACTCATAACGGGGGTCATTCAGGTCTGAAAAGTACCTTTCAACGGCCTGTTTTACGCGCTTACAGGCCGGAATTTCACCGGATTTAATGGCGTTTGCGTAATCATTCCAGACGGTCAATCTCGTCCTCCTCTTCCGTTTCTACCGGATTACGGCGGCGGCTTACCGGATCAAAGCCCAGCAGCGACGACATTTTAATCATGATTTTTTCAGCGTCGGCCTTTGCGCTAAGCGCCGGATTACGGCTCTCGCCGCCCTGGCTGTTAACAATGCTGAATCCGCGGCTGGCAAGGTCTTCCACTGCCTTGCGGTACATCGAATAGTTAACGCAAAAAAGCTCAAGGTTGTTCCAGTCGGCGGGAGTCAGATCCCCGCGTTCGGCCAGTTGCTTTGCCTTCGCCTTCCACTGCTGCGCGGCTAACTCATCGAGGTAAGCGGGCGGTTTTGGTGGTCTTGCCATAAAAATTTCTCGTTTCCATCGCGTTTTATTTTCAAAAAAATCACCGTGCGTAAAAATTTGAGGGGGCAGGCGGTGCCTTGCAGCAGGGGGTTTGTCTTTAAAACCTCCCCCACCCCGCCCATGCCGCCTGTCAGCGGTTGCGGAAGCATTCCATAAGCTCCCGATCACGCTGGCTCATGCGCTTTGCTACGGGCTTCGTGTGCGCTCTCTGTCTGGCTGGTTGCCATGCCTCGCGCTGCTTTATCAGCCCACTAATCAGCCGCTGTTGTTCCTGCTCAGTCATTGTCAGCCTCATACATCCAGTCATTGCGACGGGCTGCACGCTCTTCTTGCTCACGGTACAGCCCTGCTTTGCGCTTCGTTTTGGTGGTTGGGTCTTGCTGTGTGGTCTTCTGGTTATGATGTGCCTGGCATAACGGCTGGTGATTCCACTCAGGCCAGAACAGAACATCATCACCGCCGTTGATAGGAATGATGTGATCGACAATCTTTGCAGGAACGTAGAGGCCCTGCTTCTGACACTCAACGCACAGCGGATAGCGCTTAAGGTACTGAGCGCGGTACTTCTCCCATGAGGCTGAATAACCACGAGCGCGGCGGTGGCCGCGTCTGGCATCCTCCGCCCGCCACGCTTCCCTCTTATGCTCGTCACACTTGCCAGACTTCACCCGCTTATTACATCCCGGCTCAGTGCACCGGCGTAGTGGTTGCCACGGCATCAGTACACCCCCACATCTCGGTAGACAGACCACAACGCAGAGACAGCCATCGGTATCTCTTTGGCGTCGGTATCACCAATCATCGTGCGGTACTCGTACAACTGAGATACATACATCAGACAGCCAATCTTGATAGCTGGCGTAAACTCCAGCCCGTTATCGAACCGCTTGCCGATATGCTTCTGGCAGACCTCCAGCGCCGCATCGATGTACGCCTGTATCAGCGTATCTTCGTAATCATCATCAATACGGCAATGCAGCTTTGCCTCTTCCAGACCGATTAACTCACTCATTGAAAATGCCTCCCTTGCACAGCAGCTCAAGCCGGGTGTGATCCACATCAGGAATGACGGCCACAATGCCGTAAACCTGCCCCCGGACGTTCGGCGAGCGGTACAGAATGCGGTTTGCGGTGGTGATATCGTCGCGGTAGCGCGTCCAGATTCGCACAGTGGCTTCGGAGTAAAGCGCCCCGGAAGACATGCGCTCACGCCCGCTGATAGCACGAATTTCAGCCCAGACGGTGGCAAGGTCAGCCCATTCATAGATAACCTGACCAGTCGGATCGCGGTGAGATTCAGACTTCTGAAAGGTAACGCGGCGTTTCATCTTTCCGGCTCTCATTCGTCACCTTCCTTGCCGCCTTTGCTGATCTTCACTTCCTGCTTCCATGCCTGGCTGAACTCGTCACCACCTTCACGCGGCGGCATCCCCTCACGTTCACGGGCTTCGTTCGGGTTCATGATCCCGTTCTTAATGCCGCGCTCATAAGTGGCGTAACGTTCGGTTGGCGTGGCGCGTAGAAGGTCAGCGGAGTCAAATTCCACCTGATAGCGGGTTCCCGGAACCGGAGAGGCCACCAGCAGCGCAGATTTGATTTGTTGTTCGAAGTTCGCCAGCCACGGACGCATCGTCATGGTGAGAAATGCGCGGCTCGCTTCGCTGAAATTGCTGTAGGTGCTGTTGCTGTATTCCTGGAGGAAAATAGGCGACACGTTGAACATGCGGGCAATGTCTTCAATGGTAAAGCGACGGGAGGCCAGCCATTCGGCATCCTGATTGCTCATGCCAAGCTGCTTGTAGTCCATGCCACCTTCAAGGATCGGCGTTTTCCCGGCATTTCTGGCACCTTTGTAGCGCTCCAGTGCGTCCAGAGCCTGTTTTCCCTTCACGCTGTCGAGCCATTCAGCAGTAGTGACCACGCCAGCCGCCATCATGCCATCTTTCATAATGCTGGCACCGTGGCGCTGCTGGGCCAGACCTAACCCCAGAGCCTCACGGCAGGTGGTGATCGGCGAGCGCCCCAGAAAACCATCATCGGTGGAGTAACGCAGGTGCAGGATCTCTTCCTGCAGGTAGGTGCGCACAGCCCCGGTAAACGGCTCAGTAACGGTGTATTTGTACTTATGCTGGCCGATACGCTCAGGAACAACCGCCCCGGGTGCATATGGATGCAAGGATTGCGGCTGGCCGTCTTGGCCCCACTGGATCACCGCATAGGCGTTACCGTTCAGCAGGCAGTGGCGCATCATCGTGCGTTTAAACTGGTAAGGTGTCTGGCAGTCGTTCGGCTGCTCGTTCAGCAGAAAATCCACCGGGTGATTGCTCAGCCATTCCCGTGCCTCTCGCCCGTTATCGTTGCGCACACGGTAGAGATAGCAGGGCATTGTTGCCACCGCCTCACTGATAACTGATACGGCGTTCATGACCGCCGGCAGAGATTCCGCAGTACCCGCAGACACATACTCGCCTGATCCGGTATTTGGAATCCCTGCCATCGCCAGAAATTCATCAATGGTCATGCTGCGTTGCTCTGAGGGTTCAGACTTACGGCCAAACGGCCAGATATTCCACATATCAGAGCCCCGCTAAATCAGCCCAGCGGCGACGGTTATCGCCAGCGCGGCGCAGTTCAGGATGTTGGGAGAAAAGCGAACGGTGCGCGATTTCCACGCCTGACTCAGGATAAGCAGGCATAGAGGGAACGGTAATCTCCCGCAGTTCGGCAGCGGTAACAGTGCGCAGGTATGGAGACTGGCCGATATCCCACGCTTCTTTCAGCGCCCGGAAACCAAAGCTCATGCCGGAGATATCCCCGCGCTCCACCAGCTCCAGCACATCGTTGCCAAGTTGGGTATTAGGCGGGGTCAGCTCGAAGCGCAGCCCGGTATCGTCTTCGGACAGCACCAGCGTGCCGGATTTAGTGCGGCCCAGAAGCTGGGTATAGTTATGTTCGTACAGCGCACGCACATCGCTACCGGATGCCAGGCTGTCTTTAAACGCTCCCGGCGCAAACTGCTCGCGGAACTCGTCCCAGATAATTTCTGAGAGACTGTTCCAGCGCACGGCATAGCCCACCAGCCTTTTGTTGCTGGCGCTCACTTCGGAAGTACGGATTTCAAAATCGATTGTTTTCATTACTGGACTCCACAGAGGGCAAAAAGGGGCCGCAGCCCCTTAAACGTCAAATCAGGAACCGGAGCCGGAAAGCTCAAGCACCTTGATGGCGTTGGAGTCCACCACGCCGCCGCCCAGGTACTTATCGGTGTGCACCTTGTAGAAACCCGGTTCGGTGATGTTGTCAGGACGGGTACGCACGCCAGTGGTGTGATCCACGATGAAATAACCGCGCTTGAAGTCGCCAACCGCAAGGAACGCTTTACCCGCCTCCGCATCCGGCATGGTTTCCAGATACTGAACAGGACGGCCCAGCAGCGTATCGGGAGAACCGGCAACCAGACGATCGCGCCAGATGTAATCCCCGTTGCCGTTTTTCAGCTTTTGCAGTTTGGCGGCGGTGTTGGAATTCATCACCCATACGGCGTTTTTGCGGTATTTGGCTTTCAGTTTGTACAGCAGATCGATCAGACCATCAGAGGAAACGTCAGCGGCTTCCATCTTCTCCAGCGTACCGAACGGACGGGCTTTATCGGCAGTGGCCGCGCGAGGGTAAGACAGGAAGCCTTTGGATTTTTTATCACCGTCGCCGTTCACAAAGTCACTTTCTTCGGTAGCGGTGAAGGTGTCGGCAATTTCAGAAGACAGCCAGCCCAGAATATCCACCTCGGAGAAGTCGAGAATCTCCTGAGTGGTTTTCGGGTAGGCGTAGATCGGGTTGAGTTTGATATCAACGCGCTCCATCTTCGGCGTGCTGGTTTCGGTACGTGGTTCACCTTCGGTACCGCGATTAACGGTAGTGCCGCCCACAGATACCAGCTTCTGGTATTCGTTGGTTTTGGTCGTCTTCACCGTTGCGATGGAGCGCATCACGCTATCATCTTGCAACTGGCGCATGATCTCTTTATCCAGCTCAGGAATAACGGTATAACCGCCGTCAGCCTGCACCAGCGTGGAGAGAGAGCGGGTATCACCTGTCATGATGTAGTGGCGCAGCTCGTCGTTGCTTACTGGCTCACCTTCAACGGAAGTACCAGGCAGATTGCGCTGATCGTCGGCGACGGCTTCAAGACGGGTGATTTCAACTTCAAGCGCATCAGCCTGGGCGCGGAGTTCGTCGAACTTTTTGCCCTCTTCTTCGTTCAGGCTGCGCTTTTCGGTATCGGCTTTGTCCAGCATGGAACGCATCTGAGTTTTGATAGCGGCTTTCTGCTGGCGTAATTCGAGTAGTTTCTTCATGGAGTGGTTTCCGTAACAATTAACGTTGAGACGTGAAACCAGCGCTTGGAGGGAAGGCCGTCAGTAAAGGAGCCTGTCTGATGGGCAAAAAACCTGACGGCCAGTGGCGGCTCACGTCTGAGTGCCACTCTTTAAGATATATATTGAATTATTGATGTAAACGAGTATTTTTTGATTCAAACAGCAATGAACAACATTGAACAAATAATTTACAAAGCAAGGACCGATTAATGGAAAAAGAAACAATATTTAATAACACCTTTGGTTTGGGCAATGGTCGATTTGATTGGCTGAATGCTTGTGTCGGAACGAATGGTTTCCCTGACTCATTAACTTATGCTGAAGGTTACCTTAGAACCCCAGAGATACTTACTGACTATATATACAAAAATAACAAGAGAGGAGAAGTTGATTTACTTGTTTATCCTATTGCCTACTCTGCCAGGCACGGAGTTGAGCTTTCTCTAAAGACTATACTCATTGACATGGCAGGTCTCCGAGGATTGGAGATATCTGTTCCTGATGTGACAAAAATCCACAGCATCAAGAAACTATGGGATGCCACGGTTGATGTCGCTGAGAGGACCGATTTACGACTATTTCACAATGTAAAAAAAATCGAGCCTTATATATTAGACTTTGTGGCTATAGACGACACAGCTCAAACTTTTAGATATCCTGAGTCCAATGTCGGAGCGACACATTTGGAAAAAACACCGATCATTAACCTTGTAAGATTTGTTTTTTATTTCAAAAAGCTTACAGAAGGTTTGCGTGAAATAATTAAACTTACCCTAAAACTGAAAGATGAGTATAAAACAGGTACGTTTACCGATAAATTTTCACGCCGCGACCTAATTAAGCTTTCAAAATATCTAGGTAATAAACATGACTGGGCAACTACCCTTACGGAGGAAAAAAAGGAATTCATTAAGAAAAAATTCAATCTCAATAGCAACAAACAACTTATAAGAGCAATCGACAAAACTGTAGGGAATAGATATCTATCATCTTTAATTGGCGTTGAATTCCCACTTAAACATAGCGGAAAAAACACACTATTGCTTTTTAAAAAAGCTTGGTACGCATCCCATCTAAAAGACGTAATGAAAAAAAATAGCGTATTTCAGGACCCACTCAAGGATTTAGGGATTAGTTTATCCGATATCAGAACAGAAGAATTTTTTGACTACCTACGCTTAAAAAAGCAAATCACCACTACTTACCTACCTCGATTTTCAGTTGAAGAATTAGCAGATTTAACCACATTGGTTATTATGGGCCGACAACCCAATCAATATTACGCAGAAGATTATGAAAGAGAATTTGAAAGAAACTTAAGGGATGTACAACCAGATAAAAATGAAGCCTTCCGCTATATTATCGATAATACCGCTGCTTTATATTACATTCGGAAAGCTTTAAAATTATTGGGCTGCAAACAACTTGCAGTTGAAAGTCACTTTAATTATTGAAATATTCAGGGGCTTGAAATTAGCCCCTAACAAATTTCTAGGCAGAAGGCATTCTGTCTCTGTATTGTTGTAGATGCTCAATCATTGCATCTAGTTGCTCTTTGTTTGTTGCCAAGATTTCTTCGGAAAGAGTGCTGCGAATAAAATCATGATGGTCCATCCAGAACAAAGCACCATTAGCTAAAATCTGTTGGTATTCTGTCGGTGACATGGAGCTCATGTCATGAAGCCCGTAATAATCGTAATGTTCCTTTATTTCATGAATCGTAATAGGCATAAATTCTCCTTGTTTGTCTAACTTGCCGCATTTAGTGCCGCGTTTAGTAATGCCGCACTTAGCGCCGCACCAGTTTTCTCAAAAAATCATGCAAAACCAGTAATGACGGTGGTTTCAGTGAAATGCCGCACTTAGCGCGTGTATACAGGGACTAAGTGCGGCATTTGGTCATAAAACATACTAAATGCCGCACATGCCGCATTTCCCGCCGCATTTACTCAATCGTTACCGGGTAAAGGTTCTCCCCCTCGATGCGAATAATTTGCTCAATCTCAAGCTTGTCCAGCCAGCGCGGGAATGACTTTCTCACTTTATCTGCCCCCAGTGATGCACGCAGATCGTCTTTAATGACGGAGATAGTGCATGGCTCCCCCTTAGCTGTTCGGCTGCGTACTGCCTGCCATAGTGCATGGTGGTTATCGCTAAGACGGGATACATTGGCCAGTTCAGGCTCAACCTCTTTAGCCTCTCTCGGCTGATCGTGCACAACCAGAGAGCAAACAAGCTCGCCATCTTCATCGGTGTAAAGCTCTACCGTTCTAAGGTCATACGCCTTACGTTCTGGCTCTTCAGCATCTTTCATCTTGGTACAGGTCAGAATAAGCGCCTTTCCATCCCCTTCACGCTTAACGTTAAATTCAGTATCAAGCGCAGCACGGAAAGCACTGGAACCGCGAGCGCCTTTCCCTTCATCCTTGCCGGAGTGGTGGACTACCAGCACCGTTGCACCCGTTTTTTGTTTGATAACGTCACACCCCTCAATAAACGCCCCCATGTCACGAGCATCATTCTCGTCGTTACCACCAAAACAACGGGCCAGCGTATCGATCACCACCATGCGAACCGGTACACCGCATTCGGCTTCAATCTGCCTGGCAGCGAGAAGCACTTCCGTTACCTCCGATTCGCGCACAGGAAACACAGGACGATTGACTAACCAGAGGTTGTCTGCCTGTATGCCATGCACCTGTTCCCATGCCCGTATACGTCTTGGAACACCTACACCACCCTCACCAACTGCATACAACACCGCGCCGGGAGTGACCTTCTTCCCCGCCCATGGCAGACCAGCAGCGATATGACAGGCCCACGATACGGCGAGAAAACTCTTATACGAACCGCTTGGGCCGTAAATGCTGCACAGAGACTGAGCTGGAAGAAAGTGTTTAAGGATATAGTCCTGACGGATATCAAAGCCCTCAGAACCGCGAGAGAGAGGCAGCTTTGTCCTGAACTTTGCTCCAGCATCAGGGAAGACGCGGTGAATGCGCTGCACGTCAGACAGCATGGCATTCATTTCCCCTTCGCCAATCTCTTCCACCAGCACAGAACGCCGCGCGGTAATCATTTGTTTGCGGTCCGTGTCGAGATACCCGGCATCACAAAGCTCCTCATACGGCATTGCTGCTATCTGGTTGAGGCGAGCCACCAGCTTTCCGTAACGGGTAGTGGGGTCTTTATGCTGGTGGAGGGCTTTATCCAAATCGCTGCGACTGTACTGCTTGCCATGCGCCCACAGATAAGAACAGGTGAACAGAGCATCAGATACAGTTTCTACAGCTGTCAGTTGTACCGTCATTTTGGTATGCCTCCGCTCATCTGGAATTTGCCGATCAGAGGATGGAACCAGTACGCAGAGCCATATTTGCGCTTAGCACTGCGCAACACCAGCCGCGCCGCTTCCCTGAACTTTTCATCAGGCGCAACGAACCCGCCAGATTTCAGCTTAACCAGCATCACCCCTGTGTTTTTCGCCAGCTCCTCGGCCTTTTTGGTTGAGATACCGTATTCAGCGGCCAGTGTTGCTACTGGCGTCATACCCGGAGGGATTTCTCCTCCCTGACTATCGGTGAGTGACTTAACCTGTGCCTCAAGATGCAAAATCTTTTCTACCAGAAGATCAACGCGGTTAGCCAGTTCGTTGAATTTCACGTTACTGATCATTTGCGTTCCCCTTCAGCTGGAAGGACGAATGACTTATCCAAAGCGTTAGCCAGATCATCAGCTAAGCGCGATGCAATATCCATTAAAGCCATCAGGTGGATGCGCTTCTTTTCATCGTTCGCTATAGCTACAAAAGCCGCACACGAAAGAAGAGCCGAAACCTCTTGAGCAGTGGTCAATAAGTCCTGATCGCTCTTGTAGGTATAAAGGTTATCCATTGATCGCCCCCTTTGAATTCTGCTCTATCATGCTTGCCGCCAGTTGATCCGATACTCGTCTGGCCAGGCTGATAAGGTTTTCACGCTCTACCTGATCAACGTCGCACTCTTCGACAACCATCAACAACGCAGCCAGTTCACAGGCTATTGACGCACTTTTATTGGTTAATTCACGCATGGCGTACCTCCACAACCTGAAAGACATGGAATGGGAGGCGAGCAGCAAAAATGAGGTTTACCCCCGGCATAGTGTTGCGGGCTTCCTGTTCGCTGGATGCGTTGACGTAGATCACCAATGGTTTGGCGGTAGGGTAGCGCTCAGAAGCGGAAAGAAATCTCCATGTAAATTCCGGGCGAGTTTGGGTATGCTGTAAGTCAGCCATATTGTTAGCTCCGATAACATTGTGGTCAGAGGCCCGGTTAGTGTTAGCGCACTGCCGGGCTTCGCTATTTACGCACCTTAACTCAAACAAGGTGTAAGACACACAATAGCCCGCAAGTGTCTTACACGTCAATGCTTCCAAGTAATAATTTTTCGTGTATAGTGTCTTACACTCAATTTTGGAGAATGTAGACATGGCAACCGGTTCAAAGAATGCAAAATCACAATCAGTAACAGCTCGCATCGCACACGAAATCATTGAAGGAATGGAGTCGGTGAAAACTCCCGGCGAAAGTACAGGGCAATTTATAAACTCTGCCATGCAAGGTGAGATCAAACGCCGACAGCGTAAAAAGGCCAAGGAAGCCGACAAGGAGTGATACCCAATATCCGGGTAACAGTCGAAACTACGGGATTTCTCCGGGGTATACTGCATTGCAGTACACCCGGCACGATGATCCTGTTCTCCCCAGATTTGGGGAAATGGGGTGTGCGCCAATGGCGCAGTTCCTTTAATAACAGGAGCGCTCAGGCTTTGACCACCGGCCGCAAAAAGTTTAGGATGATTTCTCCAAATGCATGATGAGCATACGAAGGTAAGGATGCCCTGCACGGCAGACGAACCTTCACTGTAGTAGCAATGGCGGCCAGTTTTGGCCGCTTTTGTTTTATGTGACATTCCCCACCCCTCACGCTGCTTTGCTGCGGCTCTGCTGCCATGCTGTGACCTCAGACAGAAGCCAACCAACGGCACGACCTCCCAGCTTGCGGCGGGCGGGAAAGCTCCCCTCTTTTTCCATCATGTATCGAGTGGTTCGACAAATACCGGTTAGCTGTCGGCACTCAGCCTCACGGATAACTCTTTCTGCTGGCTGCTGGGATTGTTTAATATTGTTCATAAAAAAATGCTCTCGTTCGCTAAGGTTCGAGAGCATTCTTATTCAACAAAATTATCACCGCGACGGTGAGAAAAAAATTATATTCCTCTAAAGGGGTTACCCTTCTTCAGTTATATCAAGATAATTCTTTCCTGATTTTATCTAAAGAATCACTTCTTATGATTTTATCCAAGAAAGGTTTCACCGTTTGAGCTATGGCAAAGGACTCCTTTTCTCCATCCGGGAACAGGGATACTGCGAGTACGCCAAGAGATATTTTGCTGTCGGTAGCGCTTTCCCATGACATCAAATCAATAAGTGGAATTATTCTGTAGTCAATTATTTTCCGTCTGACGCTCTCCCAGTCCCCTGAGACTGGCTTATCTGGTTCAGGTATTCCGAGTTCTTCGCGCCATTTTGGGAGGAGGTTCGTGAATGCTTCAATCAAAAGATCATCTCTGTTGTTTAAGTCAACAGTAATCATCACGTTTTCCATAACATCAGAAAGTAAGTTTACTGGCTCGCGCATGACAGCCCAAAACATACCGTTATCTGCTGTAAACAAATCCCCCACCAAATCATCATCAACTACTATTGGCTTTCCTTTCCAGTGACCTTTATCAGCATTGATTTTATTTAAAAATGCCAACTC